TAAGTTCACACGGCGCGTCTCGCTCGCGGTCTTACTCGCATGACACCTGGCGCACTTCAAGACAATCCGGTCCATCTGGCAAACGACTCGCACATCGTGCCGTTCCCAATCCTCGAGCGGCGGTTCGTGGTCGAGGTGCAGGCTCGACCCATCCGCACTCGCGAAGGTGAGCACCCCGGCGTCCTGGCACTGGCTGTCTCGCATCCGTGGGCCGGTCGGCAGCGCAGCGCCACACACAGGGACAATGCCTGCCTGTACCAGTGCGGCGAGGAACCGGCGCCGGAAGGGCTGCCAGTCCCGATAGGTATAGCCGCGTGCATGGGCTGTTCCTCGCCGCTGTTCTCGCTGCCGCGCACAGTCCGGACACGGGCCACCCGACGTCAGATGTGGACAGCGCGGCGTCGGACAGGGCCGTAAGGGAGCCGTCGCCATCGGACTCACGCCCTTGCCTTCCCTCGCCCTGGGCTCATCTCCCCATGGAGGGCCGTGCGTGCGTACCAGCGCAGGGCGTAGAAGGCAGCCCGATAGCCGTTTGTGAAGTCGGCGTACCGGGCGATGTATTCGAGCTGCCGCTGCAACCGATCCCGGTCGGCCTTCAGGTCGTCGATCGCACGCTCGATGTCGGCGTCGATCATGGCTGCTGTGCCCCCTCGAGGGAGGTGAGGGCGGCATCGATGCGTTTCAGATTGGCTTCAGCCATACCAGCCGTCAGCCCCCTCGCGCCGCACGCCGCCTCGACGTAGGGCCGTGCTGTCAAGAGCGCCTCTCTCACCCGCTCGTATGCAGCGGTGAGGGCCTTCGGCAGACGTTTGTCCCATGATTTGCGCTGTGTCGTCGTCTTCCGCTCACGCATCCTCGTCTCCTCTGCCTTCAGTGCCCACCTCCCACCGTGACGACGATCTTCAGCCGCAACGGCGTCGCCGGCGCCGTCCCTGCGGTCACCGGGATCGGATCACTCTTCGCTTCCCCGATGTCGTTGAAGGCCGAGACGAAGCAGCTATGCACACCCGCGGCGAGCCCGGGCGCCTGGGCGGTGTAGGGGATCGTCCCGTCCGCATTCAGCGGACCTTTCGTCAGGTCGGCGTTCGCGTAGTTCTTCACGATCGTCGCGTCGCACCAGAGGCGAAAGGCGGGCATCGGATCCTGGACGAGCTGATCCCAGGTGATCGTGAACGGCGTGGCGGGTTTCACCGTGACGGTGAGGGTCTGCGCGAGCAGCGCGATCGTGAGTAGGGTGGTCAGCATGATGATTAGCTCCGATCCTGGCGCGCGAGGACCGCCGTGATCATTTCGACGAGCATCTGCTCGCGCGCGTCACGCGTGTGCTGTTCGGCGGACGACCGTAAGGGATACAGGGCCGTCGGCCAGAGCACCTCGACGACCGCCGCCGCCAGATCCTGAATCTGTTCTGGCGTCACCGTCTGTTCGTTCATGTCATCGCCTCCCGAACTGCGCCCGTGCCGGGCACGTTCTGCTTCGGCCTCGGCGATCCACCAACGGCCCTTCCCGCGCGGATGCGGGCTGTAGCTCGCTGCAATCGCGCCGTGCTTGATCCGCCTTCATCACCTGGTTCGCCGACCGGCCGGTGAGGTTGCCGACTTCCTGCGGGGTGAGCCAGCGCATCACGGCACCCGCCTGGTCGTCTCCGCGATCCCGGCGCCGGCCGCGTCCTTGTCGTCGGTCATGAAGCACGTGCCGGTCCGATGGAGGGTGTGGATCACCGCCTGCGTCGGCGCGTCGGCCTCGCTGTCTCGATGCCGGTGAGGGTCCGTGCGGAGCACCGCATCGGCGATTGCCCGCGCCAACTGGAGTGTCGTCAAGGACGGCAACCGCGGTCCGCTTCGCATAGGCCCCCTCCCATCGGTCCGAGGTGTACTGTCGCGGTCCGTCGTCATGCGGAGGCCTCAGCGAACAGCGGGTGACGGTTGTCCGCGAGGCAGTGCGGAGAGAACCAAATACGCTCGCGGTGGCGGTTCGCTTTGCCGCGCTCCGTGCGGCCGTAGCCGCCGCCGGCCTTCCATGGGGAGACCGACCACGGCGCCGGGAACTTCTCGCCCTCGTAGCCGCAGTAGGCGATGCGCAACTTCGGATCGTCCCCGTTCGCGATCGCCCAGGCGCGGACGTCGGCGCTGATGTCCTCGTCGTGAACTCTTCGATGTCGTGCTTCCGGGTGCGGTAAATCACACGGCCGCGATCGTCGAGCGCCGGCTCGCCGCGGCGATCGAGCTTGACCGCGGCGTGCATCAGTTCGTGGTCGAGCAGCGCGGTCCGCTGCGCGTCGCTGACGCGCGTGTCGAGCCAGAACGATCGGCTCAGGAGGATGACGAAGTCGAACGCCGCCAACTCACGATCGAGGTCTGACGCCCGCTTGCACTTCCCGATCGTGACGCGGCCGTCGACGTCGGGCTGCCAGGATGTGCACCAGGCGAGGGCGATCCGCGCGCCGGCGAGATCCTCGTGATGCGCCGTGATCAGTTCCGCCAGCAGGCGATACATGGGATGGCCGGCGACGCTGGTCGGATCGATCAGCGTGAAGGCGACCGTCTTCGGTTTCGTGGTTCTCGTTCGTCGCATGATCAGTCCTCCGCGTTCACGGCCGCCGCGCGTTCCTCGGCGAACTCTTCGCCGGCCTCGGGTTCGTCGTCGACCTCGTCGTCGTCGCCCGGCTTCCGGACCTTCACCTTCACGGTTTCCTGCTCCGGAATAATCGTGATCGTGATCCCGTCGCGCTGGTAGATCGTCTTCCCGTGCTTGTGCATCAGCGTGAGCACCTGGCTTTTCAACTTCGCCTCATCGACATTCAGCGCGATCCGTTGGTCGCGGATGTCGGCGTACGCCCCGGCCGCGTCCTCGAGCGCCTTGATCGCCCGGTCTTCCGTGCCGGGGAGATCGGCCTGGCGCGGACGTCCGCGGCGTTTCGGTGCGGGCGCGTCCGGTTGGGTGAGCTTGCGATCCATTTTGCTCGCGCGCTTCTTCGTCGTCTGCTTTGCCATCGTCCGTCCTTTCGCGTTTGCGATCCGGGCACGCTCACCGGGTCGGTACCCTTCGACGTCATGCGAGCCATCGAGCACGAGCGGGTCATCTGTGGCGAAGATGATCACGTGGGCCCTTACCTCCCTTCCGCGGCGAAGAGCGATGCGTCGGCGATGAGATCGGCCTGCAGTGGATCGGGCGCGCAGGCTTCCTCCACCGTGATGTGCGCGCACGGCGCGGCCGCGATCGCCGCGTAGGTCTTCCGCGCGTGGAGATCGACGACCTGGGCGTCGTCGCCGTAGAGCACGCCCTTCAGCGCGTCCTTCGTGTTGCGAACGAGCTTGTCGAGATCGGGTTTCTTTGTGTGATGCACCTGGCGCTTCGGCAGCGATTGCGGCCGCGGCAGGTGAAACGTGACCGTCAGCACGACGGGGCCCTGGAACAAGCCATCCTGTGCGACCGTCTGCGCCTGCTCGGCGACGAGTTGCTGCCAGCCGCGCGCCCTCGGGTTGGCCGACGTGATCACTGGTCGGCTCCAACCCTTTGGTATAAAGGCCCGCGTACTGCCTTTAGGTTCCGCCCGACCAACCACAGAGAACGACACCCTACGCCGTTCAAGCGACAGACTCATTGAGGCGCTCCAGATAGCCGATCGCCCGGCGTAGAATCTCCGGCCGATCTTTTACATTGCCGAGAACCAGGTTGCAGCTCGTGCAGAGAAGCCCCCGCACTCGCCCGTTCTCGTGATCGTGGTCCACACAAAACAGCGGCACGTTAGTACGCCCCGTGCGTGTCTTTCTCGGCCGTTGCGGTCCTTCACAGATAGCGCAGAGGCCTAGCTGGCCCAGATGGAGCCGGTCATATTCCGCAACGGTGATGCCGTACTTCTTCAACAACCGCGCTCGATTGAGGGCTTCAAACCTCTGGCGATTTCGTTCTCTCCACCGACGCCGCAGTTCGCGATAGTGCTCCCGGTTCCGCCCTTCGCGCTCGCGCCTGTCGTGGTTTCGCTGCGTACGATTCCTTGCTTCGTATGCTCGGTTCCACTCGCGGAATTGCGCCTTGGTCTCGGCTATCACCTCTACCGATGGCGGTGGCAACCCGGCGAGTCGAGCTTTTTTTCGCGCGTAGTAGAGCGCCACGCGACTAGGGTTTTTTGCCCGCCACTCGCGCTGGTATTCCGGTGACATCATCGGCTTACCCTTACGAGGCATAGATCCCCTCCGCGAGCGTGAGCGTCACAGCCGCGGCCTCTTCGAAATCATCACGTCGGCGATTGCGCGGCGGCTCGCTGACGTCTTCTCGCGCGGGATCGTGGCGAGCTCGTGCTCGTCGAGCAGATCTTCAACCATGGCGATTCGCTCGTGCGGGATCTCACGTTCCGCGGCCCAAACCATCCACAGCGGATATCCCGTCGACCGGCCGGCATTGCGATCGCTGCGCAGAATCTGGCCGGCTTCGCAGAGGCAGATGCCGTAGTCCGTCGGTGAGCCGTCGTGATAGTTCACGCGCGTCACGCCCTTGCCGGCGCAGATCGGGCAGCTCATAACCCCTGCTCCCGTAGCTTCGCGTCACACCAGGACGCGCGTGATCGGAACTGCGCGATGGACCCGGCACCATTACGGCAGAAGGGATCGTCGGTGACTAGAAAGGCCTCGACGAGCTGATCGAGCCGTTCGTCGTCCCAGGTCCCGACGAGCCCGAGCGCTTCCACGAAATCGAGACTCGGTTTGTTGTGGTACCGCGCGCCGTGCCGGTGGCGCGCGTAGAGCTCGGCGTACCGTTCGCAGAACCGCCCGGCGCGATCGCGGAGTTCGTCAGTCGCGTCGGAGGGTTGGAGGTCCTGCACCGCTGTCGCGGCGAATTCGGCGTTTTCCCCCACACCCCCTTTCTTCAGATCCAGATCCCCAGTACCACGTACCCCGGTACCAGCGCGCGGGCGCGCGCGCGAGTCCGCGAACTGTCCCCCAGGGACAGGTGCGATCTGTCCCCGAGGGACAACCGTGGGGACAGATTGGTCAGCACCCGCCCGTTGCGCGGCCTTTTTGTGCCGCTCATGTTCCCTCTTCTCTCTGATTTCAGAGGCTTTACGGTTCCAGTCGTGGTAGTCGTGGATTAGGTATCCACCGCGGGTGCGATGCCAGAGTCGAACTCCGCGCGAACTGAGAGCCCTGGCGACCGATTGTGGTGTCTGAAAAAGACCACAAGAGCTCACGAACTTGTCGGGTAAAAATCCGTCGGTGAGATGCTCGCGCGCGTACGCCAGGCCGGTGACGAACATCGCCAGCGCCAGCGCCTGGCCGTTTTCGCCGAGAATTGATCCCGCCTTGAACATCTTCGGGTGCATGGGTAGCTTGTCGTCGATGTAGAGCACTTCGCCGTCACCTGTCCATCAGCGCGGTCGTGTATTTGCTCGGATTCAGGTTGCCGTCTGGCCGCAGCCGTCGAATCAATCGGAGCTCGCGCATCAACCAGTCGCCGTACCGCTTGGTGGGGCTGATCTTCACGATGGCGCCGATGAGAAGAGCGGAGACGATCCACTCCGCCCTGTGCTGAGGCTCATCGCTGTAGGGAACGAACGGCCGTCGATACGTTGGCCAGTAGGCTCCGAGTCGGTTGCGCAACGCCGTGCTCTGGCCGACATACACAACCACGCCATCGCGGACGAACACATAAATCCCAGGCGTATTAGGGATCGCCGCTCGACCTTGTTTCGTCATCACGTCCACCGTCGTCCACCGGCCCATTGCTATTCGTCGGCCGCCGGCGTCGCCGTGGACGATCGGGCCTTCAACGTGCGCGGTTTCGCCTTCGCCGGCAGGCGCCTGGCGACGATGCCTTTACAGATATTGAGAACGGTTTGCGCGCTCTCGATCGGCGCACTCTGAAAGAATTCGACGGCGGCCGACGCGGGATCTTTTTTCGCTGCCACGTGCTCTCCTGACTGAAACAACCGGGGACTACGCGAAGTCCACGTTGACGCCGCGCGATTTGAACCATTCCTTGTAGCGCGCGACTTCGCGCTCCATTTCGTCGGTGATGGCCTGGAGGTATTCCTCTTCCGTAAAGAGCCCCCGCGCAATCAGGAGGCGTGCGAGCGCCGCATCATTCACCATCGCGGAGTTGAGCCCCACGCGCAGATGCTTCGGGCTCGTGTCCGCAGGATCGATCGCCATTTTTGCGGCCACGCCGCTTTGCATCGCGTGCGCGAGGTCGAGGTACATGCTCATAGCCGGGTGATCTCCAACGTGAACCGACCCTTCGGGTCTGTCTTCGTGTATTGCTTCTTCAGGTTCTCCGGCAGCTCGACGCGCGACGACTTCCCCCACTTGCCGGTGATCGAGAACTTGCCGGCGATGCCGCTCTCGACGCCGCGCAGTTGCGTCTTGACACGTTTGTCGAGGTCGTCGTATTCGTCCGCGGCAGCCTTCAGCGCTTCGCGCCGTTCGAGCGTGGCCTCGAGCTCGGGATCGGTGAGCAGCGTCGCGCCGATGGCGCTCAGCGGCGGCTGGCAGATCCCGCCGAACCACGGGCAGCGCCGACAGGACGCCGGATCGTCCAGGTAGTCCGGCAGCGTGCCAGCGGCGACGTGATCGAGCACGCGCTCGGCGCGCGCGAGGAAGTCTTCCATGCGATCGAGATGCGGCTCGAGTTCCACCTCGAGGAGCTTCGGGAGGCCGGAGCGATCGAGCAGCAGGAATCCATACGGCTCGCCGGCGGCGAAGAGGTATGACAGCAGCTGATGCGCGCCGCTGACCGTCCACGGGTTGTCGAAGAGGTCGCTGAACCGCTCGACGCGGTCGGTCATCATCGGCGACCAGGCCTTCACCTCGAGCGGCGGCCGCGCGCCGTTCATCTCGAGGCGCGCATCGACCTTGCCGACGATCGCCACGCGCCCCTTGTGATCCTTAAGCGTGAATCTTTCCTGCTGTCCAATGACGCGGAACTCCGGTTCCGTCTCACGGCCGACGCGCGCGAGATCGATCAGCAGCTCACGCTCCCGGTCATCGCCGCGCCGGAACTTCGCGAGGACCTCCGGCGGGAAGGGCGGCTGCTGATCGGGGATCGTCAGCTCGTAGACCATGCGCCGCTCGCACGCGCGCCAGGACGACGCGTAGACGTAGGCGTGCGGCGCCGCGGACCGCGCCTGGCGCGCGTAGTGCTGGCCCCAGGCGGTGTGGATGCGCCCGGCGATGTCGGCGGGCGTGAGCGAGGCAGTGGGCGGCATCGTGGCGTTGCCCTACCCTTCTTGCCGAGGTTCACGCCCGCCGCTCTTGTTTCCGAACACCTCGTCGGCACTCGGCGGCTCGACCTTCCCCGCCGGCACGCTGGCCGGCTGTGCGGTCGGCTGCGTCGCCGTCGCCGCGCCCGCGGCCTTCATCTGCTGCTGGGCGACCCACTTGTCGGCATCGACCGTCCACTTCCGGTTTTCGTGGGTCTTGTATTGCGGGCAGCCGTAGAAACTCGGGCGCCCGTCCTTCCCGGGACGGAAGACGCCCTTGGTGCCGCAGACCGCGCACACGGGCGGCTCGACATCCGGCGCCTTCGCGGATGCCCCGCCGACGCGCTCGTCGCGCGTGCCGAAGCCGCGGCCGCGACGACAACGGTCGATCGTCTTCCCTGTGCCTTCCCACGCCTGTTTGATCTCGTCGAGCGGGACGGACTTGAGGCTTGCGAGCTCGCGGGTAATGTTGCCGTCAAGATTCGCGCGCGCGGCTTTCCGCACGGCGAGCTCGAGCTCGGCGCCGTCCTTCCCGCGGCAGAAATCGTCCGTCGACGATCGGCCACCCTCGACCTCTTCGAGCACCTGGCGCGTGATGCCGCACCGGCCGCTGCCGCTGATGACGTAATGGAACACCTTCGGATCGTTCGTCGCGACCTTCTCGGGTTTGGAGATGCCATAGACGCTGATCCCCCACAAGTCGCGCACGCGGTCGGCGCCCGCGTCCTGGAGGTATCCGACGATCTGCCCGCCGCCTTCCTCCGGCGCCTTGAAGAGCACCCAATCTTCCGGCTGCGTGGCGCGGAGCGACGCCTTGCGCAGCGTCTCGAGGATCTGGACGCGGGCCGCGATAATCTCGAGCGCTTCGCCTTTCAGCGCGGCGAGCTCGCTCAGCGTGACCGGCGTGTCGGGTCGACGGAGTTGCAGCGCCGATAGTGGCGGCGTTTCCGCGTCCGGCTCCTCGTCGACAAGTTCAGCTTCGTGTGCCATATGCAGGTACCTCAGGAATGGGACCGTCGTCGGTGATAGGGCCCGCGCCGGCGGAAGGAGTCATCGCGCGCCGCGGTGGATCGATCGGTCGTCGTGCCGAACTGGTCCTCCTGGCACGGCATGCAGAGCAGCTCGCCGACGTTCCCCATGAACGGCAGCCGGCAGTCCATGCAGCGCTCGACGTGATCGCCGGGGCCGTCGAGAATGAGATCGTCGGGCCAGACCCACGTGCCGGTGTCGAGGCGGACCTTCCAGTACTGACCGCCGCCGTGGCGCTTGTCGCAGCGCAGCAGTTGCCCTTTCGGGCCGCCCGCGCCCATGCGCACGCGGAGGCCGTGACGGAAGCCGGACTCGTCGCGGCGCGCCATCAGGCCGCCTCCCGATGAATCCGCAGCGCCGTCAGCAGTTGCGCGACGCGCCCGTCCCGTCGCTTGCCGGCCTGCCACGCGACGTCGACGCGCGCCTCGGTGTCTTCGAGCACGAGCGCCTGGTCGTAGAGCGCTTCGCTATTCGTCAGGAGCACGAGAGGCCGCGTCTTCGGATCGGCGTCGATTGCGAAATGGATCTCGTAATGCGGGTCGGCACCCGGGCGGCGCACGAAGTACGTCTGCACCACGAGGTAGGCAATGACGCTGAAGCGGTGCGCGCTCATCTCCCCCGCGTGTCCCTCAGTCCAACCACAATCGGCACGCTGCCCGGTGCAGATAGAACCCGCACGCCGACGCGATCACCAGCACGAGGCCAATGTCCTGCACCCACGTCATCGCCGTGACGCCTGCCGCGCGAGTTCCTGCAGCGCCTGTCGACGCGCGCGCGTCCGTGCGGCTTGCGTGAACTCGTCCAACCGCGACACTTGATCCTGACGACGGTCCCGGCGCCAGACAGACCACAGCGCGGCGAGGTAGACCAGGGCCATGAGCAGCACGAACACGGCGATCGCGAGACGGATCGTCATGCCGACGCTCCCGCTTCGAACTTGACGCGGCACGGCTCACAAATTCCGTGTGTCGCAACGGCGTTGATCGGATCCGCCGGGTCGAACGTCGGGCACCAGGCACAAATCACGATCGGCTTCACCGGCTGCTCGCCGCGCAGCGCCTCCCGCAGATCGGCGTGTCGACGCGCGCGGCCTACAGCCACGTCGGCCTCGTCGCGGTCTTCGCCATGACGAGGGCATCGAACCATCGGACAAACATGGCGAGGAACTTCATGCGCTCGCCTGCGCCTGGTTCTGCGTCCAGGGTCCCATTGGGCGTACGGCGATTACGACCTGCGGGGGCGCCACGATTCTTCCGCTTGCATCCCTGATCGGTTCGTTCGTCATCGTGATCTCCACCCGCCGGCGCATAGCCCGGGCTTTCCTCTCCACAGATCTCGCAGCGCAGAAACATCCGCCGACGATCGATGACCAGCCGATAGCAGTGGCGGTGAAAGACCGCGCGTACAAGTTGCGCCACGTGCGTCTTGACGCGTCGCTTCGGGGTGGTCATGCGCGCCGCCTGATGACCGCGCGCGGACCAGTCCACTCGTTCGCCAGATACCGGTCGACCAGATCGGCGCGATAACGCACGCGCCGGCCGATGCGTGGGCGGAGTTCCTCCAGGAACGGCAGGCGCCCCTGCCGCCTCAACTCGAAGAACGTGGCGCGCGGCACCTGCAGCTTCTCAAGCAGGTCAGCCACGGTGTAGCAGCGAGCAGGAGTCATCAGCACGGGGCGCGCGCGGCTCATGCCGTCTTTTCCGACATGTCCGCCACCGGGAACAGTTCGTCGGGCGCGACATTGAGCGCGCGCGAGATCCGGACGATGGCCTCATAGCTCGGGCGACGGCTGCGGCCGCCGGCCTCGAGACGGGAGATCAGCGCGGGGTCCACCCCGGCCCGCTTGGCGAGTTCCTGTTGCGTGAGACGCGCAATACGACGGGCTGTCTTTAGTTCCATAGGTACCTGTAATGCGCAGTATGCGCAATCGATTGCGCATTGTCAACTCGTATGCGATAGTGGCTGCTCATGGAAGGTAGTCCATTGCGCATTGGCCCGATCGGCATTGACGCGTCGGAGGGGAGGTCAAAAAATGGCGCAATGGCGAAGGAACAGCTACGGCAGTTTGCAGAAACTTTGCGCACCGGCCGCGCGAAGCTCGATTTGAATAAAACGGAATTCTGGGTAGTGGGCTCCTTTGCATACGCGCCGCGAATTATACAGTCGATAGCCGTGCGATACTGGCTGTATGC